AAAGATAAACGATTTAATTGCTCCGGCTGAAGCTGCTAATAAAAAATTAGTAGAAGCAGTAACTACATTCTCAACTCCTGATAAAAAAGGTGGCAAAGAAAGAAATTTTGATTTAGCTGATGAGATTGCCAAAATTGAAAGAGAGATTGAATTAACTGCCAAATGGGCAAATGAAGAATATAGACTTTATAAGCAAAGAGAAGAATTTGCTAAAAAGAATTTATCAATACAAAAGGCTGATGTTGGAGTAAACAATTTTAACGATTATTTATTTGAACAACAACAAAAGCAAGAGAAAAAACAAAATACTCCTTTTGAAGATATAGCAACAAATGCTCCTAAAATACCAGCTTGGATGAATGAATTTACTGAATCAGTAAATAAAAACGATGCTGCTATTAAAAAGGAATATCAAGACTATAAAGATTTTTCAAACCTTTTATCTAAAACATTGACTAAAGATATAATGGGTCTTTGGGATGCAATGCAAAAAGGAGAAAATATCGGAGATGCAATCGGTCAAATGTTTAGTAAACTTGCTGAACAAATAGCTGCGGCTGCTTTACAAGCTGCTTTATTTACTACAATTTTAGATTTAGTAAGCGGTGGAACTGCCGGTGGTGGTGCAAGTTTTGGAGATATGTTTAGCCAATTATTAGGCATTCCTAAATTTGCTGAAGGTGGGGTTGTTTCTAAACCTACGCTTGGGGTATTTGGCGAAGCCGGTCCTGAAGCAGTAATGCCTTTATCTAAATTGGGTAATGTAGTTTCTAATTCATTTAGCGCAGGTTCAATGAGTGGTGGAAGCCAAATGGCAGGAGGACAATTTACTTTGCGAGGCAATGATTTAGTTTTAGCTTTGCAAAGAAGTAATTATTCATTAGACTTAAGAAGAGGAGCATAATGTCATACGCAAATAAATATCAATCAACATTCGCAACAAAAAGCGGTAAAACTGCTTATTTATATTTGGCTGAAGATGGTTATACAGGAAGCGTTATTAATTATCAAGGAGTTCATTTAGACTTGAATTATATTCCAACTTCAGATGATCCATTTGAGCCTATTTACGCAAGTCAATTAAACGTAGTAATAGATATTACTGATGATTTGGTAGATATGCCAAATTTGGTCACTTTAAATGATAGGAAATACCACGCAAAACTTTACATTGATACAGATTTAGAGTGGCAAGGTTGGGTTTTGAGTGATAGTGTACAAATTAACTACTCAACCGGCAGAAGGCAATTAAGTTTTAACGCCGTTGATGGGTTAGGTATTTTAAAGGATATTTTACTTCCTATTTCGGCTTCAACAAACATTAACGAATTAAATTCACTTTTATATTATATTAATTTGAGTTTAAACTCAATAGCTTTCCCTACTAATCCAAACTTAAATATAGTTTGTTCTTATTTTAATACAGGAATGGATGATAGAGGAACGCATCCTTATAGCGAACCTTTTTCTCAAACTTATTTAGCTAATAGAACATTTGTTAATAATTATGTTTATTTGGATTGCTTACAAGTTTTGAGCAATATTATTAAGTCTTTTGGTTGTAGGGTATTTCAAGCAGGTGGCAAATGGTGGATTGTAGCGATAAATGAATTTGCAAATACAGGAGCTTATTTTACGCAATATGATTATGCCGGAACAGTTGTATCAAGTGGCACAATAAATACTTTGAGTACAATTCAAGGTTATACCGGTAATACAAGTGGACTATATTTTATAGACAATTCTCAAATGAAAATTTTAAGAAAAGGCTATAATATGTTACAACAAAATATTTCTATTCAAACTGCCGATAATTATGCTCCTAATGGCAATTTTAGACCTTATACGGGTAATATGGTTGCAAATTGGGATGTTGGCGCTACAGGAACAGGAAGTAGCGTTACAATCATTGATAATGCTTCTTATGATTCTGCTCAATATAGACTTATAAAAAGTTCTACCGGAACTGCATTTATTGAAATTGGTATAGCAAGTTCAGGACAACCAGCAAGAGGTCCATACATTAATGGGAACAACGCAATAGATGTTTCTTGGATATTTCAAGGTCAAAGTTTAGGTTCAAGTCCAAGATCATTGGTTTATTTATACATAACAGATGGAACAAGTCAATACAATTGGAATGGTACGGCTTGGATTTTAAATAGTGTTGGTTCTTTTATGACTGTTCCTCCTTATAATGGTTCAAGTGGCAATGATGTAAATACTTATAGTTTTAAAACTGCGCCTACTCCAATTGCCGGACAATTATTTTTTAAACTTTCTTTAGAAGCAGGAACCGGAACATTTATACAAATTAGCAATTTTAAAATATCAATTACTCCATTTGCAAGAGAAGTTAATTATTTTGGTTATTTAGTTAATACTACCTCTTATGTAAAAACAACTGACATTCCTTATGGTTATGCCGTACCTGAAACGGGAACTGCTCCAGAATTAGGGGTATTTTTAAATGCTTCGGGTGCTTATATGGATAGTTGGTACGAATACGGAACTGCAACTTATTATGATTCAATGCTTTCTTTGTTGTATCAAAAATATATGAACATATTTGGTAAAAACATAGTAAATATTGATGCAAGTTTAAGTTCTTGGAATACGGCTAATGGATATTTAAACGCTTCTAAATTATTTAAGGCTGATGATACCGACCCTGCTCAAATAAATGTTAGCGCAAATTCATATATGTTAGGTAATTCTACAATAAGTTATCCTAACGATGAAACTAAGGTTACATTATTGCAAATATCAAATACTCCAATATCTGCGACCTTTGGACATACATTTACTTACAATACCTTTAATTAAGTTAAATTTGCGATATGATTAATAAAGTTTCAGGGAAAAATATAATGTTATACTATCACGACCAAATTTCCGGTAATGATATTCCTTTTGCTTGTTCTACAAATTGCACTTTTAACGTACAAGTAGGACAAAAAGAAGTAACAAGTCAAACATCGGCTTGGTATAAAGAATATAAAATAGATATAGCATCTTGGACCATTAGTTGTGATGGTTTAATTACATTAAGTAATTATGGTTATTTATTCCTTTTGCAACAACAACAAAATAGAACAACGATTCAAGTAAAGTTTGTTATTGATAACGGAGTAGATGGTTTAGTTATTATTTCAGGTAATTGTAATCTTACAAACCTACAAATAAACGGACCTTATAAAGATACTGCAACTTATTCTTGCTCACTACAAGGAACGGGAGCTTATGGTACTTCAGGAACAACAGTTACTCCTTCAGGAACAGTAATTGTAGCCGGTGGAGTTGTTTACGATAAACAATATACTGCGGCGGGTGGCGAAACAACAATTACTTATACGGATATGATAGGCAAAACTTGTCTTTATGTTTCAAGAGGTGGCGTTGATGTGAGAGATATTGTTTCAAGTGGAGCAACAGGAGAGCAAGTAGGATTTAATCAAACTACAGGAGTATTAACATTCCCAAGAGCGTTAGAAAGCGATGAATTTATAAGAGGTTTATTCCAATAAAATATTAAAGATGAGTCAACAAATACAAATAACAGGAGGAGCAAAAGTTAGAAATTTAGATGGAGTAATAACTGGCTCAACGGGTGTTCTTAATAGTTTACCAATTAATGGAGCAAATGGTATTCCTCAATTAGATTCTAACGGAAAAATTTTAGTTTCACAATTACCTAATTCAGTAATGGAATATAAGGGTATGTGGAACGTAGCTACAAATACTCCTTATTTAGTAAATGGAACGGGGAATGCCGGAGATGTTTATTTAGTAACGGGTGCGGCTACCGGTGGAACATCACACGACTTTGGAGCAGGTCCAATAACTTTTTACAATTCGGACCAAGTTATTTATGACGGCACAAATTGGGATAGAGCAAGTGGTTCAAGTGGAACAGTTACTTCAGTAGGTTTAACAATGCCTTCTGCTTTTTCGGTTAGTGGTTCTCCTGTTACCAATTCGGGAACATTAGCAGTTTCAGCTTTAGGAACGACTTCTCAATATATTAACGGAGCCGGTGGGTTGACTACATTCCCAAGTTTAACGGGATATGTGCCTTATTCGGGCGCTACAAACGATGTAGATTTAGGAACACATAAATTAACTTTAACTGATGAGCAATTTAACCCATCTTCAGCACCTTCTTATTCTGAAGGGGAAGTATGGTACGATTCAACTCAAAAGGCTTTAGCATATTACAATGATGTAACAAATAACACTTTGCACATTGGGCAAGAGGTTCAATTAAAAGTTTACAATAACACAGGATCAACAATTGTTAAAGGTGCGCCTGTTTATATTACTTCAACTAATAGCGGGTTTACTTATCCATTAGTGGCTTTGGCAAAAGCAGATACTTTAACAACTGCTAACGTAATTGGGGTAGCAAATCAAGATATTCCAACATCATCGGCGGGTTATATTGTACTTTCAGGATTAGTAAGTAACATAAGCACAGGTTCATACACAGTTGGAACAGTTTTATATTTAAGTCCTTATTCTGCGGGTCAATTAATGAGTACAGTTCCTCCAACGGGATATGCGGTTCGTGTTGGTGTGGTTTCTTATTCAAATAGTCCTAATGGTTCTATTTATATTAATCAATCTAATGCTTATTCAACGGCTGCAAGTATTGTTGGAACGATACAAATTTCTCAGGGTGGAACAGGAGCAACAACTGCGGCAGGTGCATTAACAAATTTAGGCGCAGCAGCTTCAAGTAGATTAATTTCAACTACAACTCCTTTACAGGGTGGGGGAGATTTAACTGCTGATAGAACTTTAAGTATTTTACAAGCCGGTACTTCTCAATCGGGTTATCTTTCTTCGACTGATTGGAATACTTTTAATAATAAGCAAAACGCTTTAGGTTATGTGCCTATAGGGGGAAGTGGTTCTACTAATTATATTTCTAAGTTTACGGGTTCAACTACGATTAGTAATTCGGGTATTTACGAGGGTGTTGCCGGAAAGATTTCAATTAATAATACTAATACTACATACGCTTTAGATGTAACCGGTGTAGCTAATTTTAGCAATTCAGTTTACGCAGCTACCTTTATTACAAATTCTGCGAGTGGCATTTTAATTGGAACTGATGGAAGTGGTAATGGTGGGTCTTTATTGTTTACTCAAAACACTTCAACTTCGGTTGGTGGTCCAGGGCAATCAAGTATCTCAACAAGCAGTACAAACATATTTAGATTTCAAGCAGGAATTTCAAGTGGTGTTTATAAGGCATTCCAATTTGATAATAGTGGGTTAACTAATAATATAACTCGAACTTACACAATGCCTGATGCTTCAGGTACTTTGGCATTAACAAGCCAATTAAGTGGGGTTATTTATGGTTCAGGTGCAACATATCAAGTAGCTTGGTTTAACGCTACAAATTCAATAGGTGGAAGTTCTAATTTATATTTTGATCCAACGACAAATCGTTTAGGTATTAATCAATCTTCTCCTTTATATTCTTTAGATGTAACAGGAACGGCAAGAATTACCGGCAACGCTATTTTTGGAGGAACGTTAGGGAATGGAACATATACTTATACTTTACCAAGTGCAACAGGTACTTTAGCTTTAACTTCTAATTTAAGCTCTTACGTTCCTTATTCGGGTGCTACGGGTTCACTTTATATGGGTTCAAGTTATTTAGTAAGCGCAAAAGCATTTGTAACAAGTGGTTCGGGTGGTGGAGCTTATTTAAAATTATTGAATGCTTTAACGGCTGCAACTCCTGAGTCTGATGGTGTAAAATTATCTTCAGTTGGTTCAGTAGATTTGGTTATTTCAAGCAATACTTATAATTCAACATTAGTAACAAGTGGGAATACTGCTGATAGGACATACACATTCCCTAATGCTTCAGGCACGATAGCTTTAACTTCTAATATTCCAACTTTAAGTGGAACTGCTCCTATTTCTTATAGTGCAGGAGTAATTTCAATTACTCAAGCAACAAATGCGTCTAATGGATATTTAACAAGCACCGATTGGACTACATTTAACAATAAACAAGCAGCTTTAAGTGGAACAGGATTAGTAAAATCTACTGCGGGAAGTATAACTTATATTACTGATAACTCAAGTTCTTGGAATAGTGGTTCAGCTATTGCCAATTCCTTGAATGGCGTTTCTCCTATTAATTTTAATAGTATTACAGGAGCGATTAGTATTTCTCAAGCAAATACATCAACTAATGGATATTTAAGTTATACGGATTGGAATACTTTTAACGGAAAGCAAAACGCTTTAACTAATCCTGTAACCGGAACAGGAACAACAAACTATATCTCTAAATGGACTGCAAGTGGAACAATAGGTAATACTTCAATCTACGAGGGAACAAGTGGATATATCTCAATAGGCAATACTAACTCTACATATAACTTAGATGTTACAGGTACAGGAAGATTTACAGGAGCATTGACATTAGGAACAACTGCTGCACCTTCTTATGGTAGTGGTAGTCTAGGGGTTAATTTAGGAATATTAAATATACAAAACGTAGTAGGTGTTCAAGGTTCTTATGCAAATAATGCTTATTACAATGGTACGAATTGGATAGGAATAAGTGCATCTTATAATCCAAATGCAGTAAGATTAATTCAAACAGGTGATATAAATTTTCATAGTGCTGCAGCAGTATCAGCTGGTGGTACATTAACAACTTGGGATACTACTGATATTAAGATGATAATAAAAGCATCAGGTAATGTAGGTATAGGAACAACAAGTCCAGCTTATCCATTACAAGTAAGTGGTTCTATATCATCTATATCAGGAACAACGGCAGAATTTAGAGCTCAAGGAGGTGGATATGGTAGTTCTTATAATTCTACCTTAAGATCGGTAGCGGGAGCTATAGGTATTTTACAATTAGGTAATAATGCAGATAATTATATTATAGGAGGTAATAGTGTTGCAGGAGGGTATTTGATTTTTAGAGTAAATGCAACAACGGAAAGTATAACTTCTGGAACCGAAGCAATGCGTATTACAAGTGGGGGAAATGTATTAATAGGAACTACAACAGATAATGGACAAAAATTACAAGTATCTGGTCAATTAAATGTATCAGTTTCAAACTCAAGTAATGTAGGTGTTTTTAATAATGGTTCTAGTGGGTATGGTTTAAATATTAATGCAGGTAATGGTTCTCAATGGAATTTATATGTAGCAAATTATGCTGGTACTCCAAATTTTTATGTTCTTGCAAATGGTACCGGTTATTTACTAGGTTCATCTTGGACTTATGGTTCAGATATAAGAATGAAAGAAAATATATCAAATGTAGAAAATGGATTAAATATGGTTCTTAAAATGAAACCTAAACATTTTGAT